CACCCTCAGAAAAATTATATAATATTTTCTATATTAACCACCATTTCGTAAAAATCTAATAATTAATAAATTTACTGTTATTATATCAATAATCAATTTAAACATTAACCAGCCAATTATCCAATAATCTATATATTTCATTATAATCCCTCTTGAAATTCCCCAACATCTTTAATAAACTTTAAATTCATATTAATACTATATACATTTCTTTTAGTTATAAGCTCCTTTGGGAAGAAACTTCTCTTACAAAGAAAGCATTTAAAATATTCTGCACCAATCTCCCATGCTTCTGATCCACAAAATGGGCATATAACTAATTTACTAATTAATTCATTATTCATTAAAATATTTCCTCCAAGCAAACACACATCCATATAACTCCATATGCTTACAATCTTTATAACAACCACAATAGCCAAATCGTCTGCATAATTTTAATAATCGTAAATATTCTTGTTTAGTCATTTCTATATATGGTTTAAGTTTATATTCATGATTCATTAGAACTTCTCCTTAATATCCATACAATCGTCAATATCATTGCAATCATCATAATCATTAATAGGTTTAGTATTACCTATAATTTCACTAAATAAACTAATTCCAACCTCCTGATCTGGATGAGTTTTCCATCTAAGTTTATATCTATCGTCTTTAGCTAAGTTCCTTAAATTTTTAAATTTCTTCCAAGCATCTGGAAATTTAGTTTTAAAATTAGCTAATATCCTCTCAGCAGTTCTTTGTTTAATACCTAAATCTTTTGCTGCTTCTTTAAGTGTTAGTCCTTGTCCTATTGGGCCAGAACAAACTCTGATTAACAATGCTATTTCTTGTTTACTAACTTCCATAACTTTCTCCTTTAGTATAATTATACCATATTTAACAATTATATCAAATCTTGTTTAGTAAAAATATATGAGTCCATATTATATATACCCAAAAGGGGCAACAAATTACACATATAATACCCATTTTTAAAAAATTTTATAAAAAAATTCTTAAAATTTATAAAATTCAACGATTATCGTGTATAAAGTGGCGGGTTTTGATTATTATATATAGATAGACATATATGGATGTATGTCTTGATAGAGTAATATTATTAATAACGATTATATAATTTATATTAAAGTTATATAAATACTAAACTATATAACTAATATAATTATTATAAACAGTATAATTGTTATAATCGTTAAAGTTACACTATTCCTGCTAATAATTTAGGATAAATTATGTTGGTTAAATTAGCAGATTCTAATTATGGTTTATTAACTCTTAATTCATAGGAGATAACTATGTTTAGGAGATTATTAAATAGATAAGCAAAAGACTGGTGCAGTGAGTACCCATAAAATTGAGGTTTCCTGTGTACACAGATATTTGTTTATCTAATAATATTAACTATGGCTAAGAAAAAACTACAAGATATAGATTCTGGTAAGATTAAAGTTGAAGTAGTAGAACCAACTGCTATTCATCCCCTTTCTCAGTATAAACCAGAATACTCTGAAATGGCCTCCAGATTCGTAGCGGCTGGATTTACAATAGAGGCTTTGTCATATTTAATGGGTGTAAGTCCTAGTACAATTAAAAACTGGAAAAATAAATATCCAGAATTTAAAGCTGCTTGTACGGAGGGTAAGCAGAATGTAAAGCGGAGATTGATTGCTAAAGGATTACTGGAGTCAATGGGTTATGATTATGAGACCTCAAAGACTAAGACTATTGAAGATGCTGAGGGTAATCTTGTAAAAACTGAAACTACTACATTTAAAAATAAACAACCAGCAAATCATAATCTTTTAATGTTTATTCTTTGTAATTTAGATAGACAACTTGGAGAAGATGAGTGGAGATCAAAACATACGTTAGAGGTTGACAATAAAACTCTAAATGTAACTATTGATGGTGAAATTGTTAATGATGATATAAAGCGTTTAGCGGGGAAAATATTTGGTGAGTCAGATAGAAAGCAAATTGAAAATAGAGAAATTAGATAAAGATATTATTGATGAATTTAAAAAATTAATTGAGAAAATGGGAAAACTTAATAAAAATAATCATGTATGTCCACATTATGGAAGGTGTCCTACGTGTGGTCGAAAATATAATGATTGGGATGAGTACTGGCCTTATAGATTAGATAAAGATATTATTTATGAAAAGAGATATATTAGATATTATAACCAGTAAGTTATTGAAATGTTGTTCAACACATCAAAATAATAAATATGGTAATGGCGGTTGTTTAATATTTTGGGATACAATAAGTAAACCAGATCATCCTTATATATATTGGTTTGTTAGAAAAACAAAACTTGGAAAGTGGATTGAGCAAAGATGGGTTAAGAGAACTCATAAAAGAATTGCAGTTTTTAATCCATGAAGCTATCTACAATAGATAATCCTGATTCTTTTTTAAAGGCTATACCAAGAGATTTGGTAGAGAATATTAATTTTAGACAGAATCTACATTCATATCTTGCTACTGATATTGCTGCTCAAAAAGTTTATTTGGAGATGTGCTTTGCTCAACCTCAAATTGCCTTTAATTCTGCTTTTTGGGTGTATGATGCAGATAGTTTACCAGGATATAGAAACAGACCATTTATACTTAGGGAGCCAAAACAGACTTTATTCGTAGATAGAATTAAACACGCTATTGATTATCAACATGATTTAGTAGCAGATAAAAGTCGTAAAGAAGGTGCAACAGAAATAATTTGTAAGATGTATACTTTATACTGGTGGTTAAGCCCATTAACATCTTTTCTTATTGGTTCTCGAAAAGAGGATTTAGTAGACCAATCAACTGAAATTAAACATGGAATTATTTTAGGGCCACATCAATGTTTGTTTCATAAAATACTTTATGCTATAAATACACTACCAGCATGGGTAAAAATTAATTTTTTAAAGAAACATAAGTTTCTACAGAATTTAGATAATGGGGCTATGATAGAGGGTGAGGCTACTAATGAAAGTTTTGGTGCCGGTAACAGGGCTGTATCTGTTTTAGTTGATGAGGTAGCTCGTATCGAACCACCAATAGCTCAGAATATAATTGACAATATACGTGAAACATCTAAATGTTGTATTTATAACTCTACCCATTTTAAATGGGGAAGTGGACATCCTTACGCCAAATTACTTAGAAGTAATAAGATTGAGGTAGTAACACTTGGATTCGAGGATAACCCTGAAAAAAATCAAGGGTTATATTGTTCTCCTTCTGCTGGTGTAATACAAATTAAAGATATAGATTATTATAGAAGTAGATGTAAACTATTTAATAACATTGAATCTATGCAATCTATAGCAGTTGATCCTATCAAAAAAGAATTGCAAGAATATGATATTAGATTTGTGGCTGATGGTGGGGAATTAAACTTTGGTAGGGATAGAAGTATTTGGTTTGATGCTGAAGAGATACGTTCTCAATCTAAAATGGATATTGCTCAAAATATCCTTCGTATTGCACAAGGCTCTGCTGATCAATTTTTTGATCCTGAGATGATTCATAGATTACGAGCAACCTATTCTGAAACTCCAAGATATAAAGGTGATATAAAGTTTGATATAATTAAAAATAAAATTACTAATATTAAGTTTACAACTCAATCACATGATAAATTATTTTATTGGTGGGGTAAATTAGATGCTAACTATAATCCTGATATTACTCATAATTATATTGTTTCTTGCGATATTAGTCGTGGCACAGGAGCCTCTAATAGTGTTCTTGCTGTATGTGACATTAATACCCAAGAAATATGTGGTTTGTTTGCTAGTGCTTATATTGATGTTAGTGATTTTGCTGAGTTGGCGATTGCTACTTGCAAGTGGTTAGATAATGCTTATTTAATTTGGGAGGCTAATGGGCCTGGCGATACATTTGATAAACGATTAGTTAAATATGGTTATAACAGAGTATATATAAATCGTAATGAGCGTTCAATAAAGCATGATAGAAGTATGTATCGTGGTTGGAGAAGTACACCTGGGCCAAATGGTTCCAAGATGGATATGCTTACACAACTTGATGCTGCTCTCGGTGAAAGTTTAAAACATGAAAGATTGTATAGATATTTAGTTTTACATGATGCTGCCACTATTAATGAACTTGAAGATTATATGTTTGATGTCCATAAGATTGATGTTAAACCATCAAACTCTATAGATGAAACAACTGGGGCACAGTATGCTCACGGTGATAGAGTAATTGCTGTAGGACTGTGTGTATTGGCAATGAATGAGGCACATCCTGCTGATTTAAGAAGAAAGAAAACACCACCTGTAAATTCATTTGAGCATAGATATAGAAAGTGGCAGGGTGAAAAAGAAGAAAACAAACAATTTATTCGTGAAAGATGGTAATGCAACGCCCCTTAGATAAAACTGATGTTAAATTAAATTTTGTTAAAAAGTTACAGAAACTAACTGTAGCATGGCAGAAGTTAAATGATGGGCCTAATAAGCACGTTCAACAGATGTTAAATGCTAGAGCTTCTGGTTATTATGATATTGGTTATAAAAGAACGCATACGCTAAATTTAATTGATCGTGGCGTTAGTACTGTAGTACCATTCCTTGTAGAAGGCGATCCAAAGGTTATGGTTAATACTAAGATTGCCAGTCTTAAACCTTGGTCATGGACTACTGAATTAGCATTAAATTTTTATATTAAAAAGTTAAAGTTTGCAGAAAATATTTTAGTACCGTGTGCTATAAACTCAATGTTTAGTGCAGGTATAACTAAAACTACATTAACACACGATAAAGATTTAGTTTATGGTGAAAATACTTATCAACTTGCAACTCCAACGGTACAGGTTATTGATAATACAAATTATATAGGAGATGCTTCTGCTAAATGTAGACAAGATTTTGTATTTGAGGGAGATATTTATAGATTACCGACTGATTATGCTAAAGAGTTTTTTGGTAAAAAGTTTGCCGATTTAATTATTGCAGACCAAACTTTATTTGAAGATTACTCTCCAGAGGAAATATCAAAACCAGACTTTGATAGGAATTTATTGTCTATTAGAGATTATTCTACGTTTATAGACATTTATCTTAAAGATGAAGGTGTTATAATTACTATAATGCCTGATGGTAAAACAACTAAAATTTTAAGAACGGTAGAATGGGAAGGGCCTCCAGGTGGGCCTTATGATTATTTAGCATATAATCATTTTCCTGAAACTCCAGTACCAATTCCTCCTGCCTGGTCTTGGTACGATAAAGATGTAACAGTAAATATTCTTATTGAAAAGATGAGACAACAGGCAGAAGCACAAAAAGATTTCCTTGTTTATGAGGATGGTGCAGAAGATGATATAGCAAGAATAACTAAAACACCTTCTAATGGAACTGTTAGAGTAAATAACCTTGCATTGATTAAAGATATGCACACAGGCGGAGTTAATCCACTTAATTATGAATGGGTTAATTTTATACTTAATGAGTTTACAAAAGAAGGTGGTAATGCAGATGTTGTTGGTGGTCGTTCTGCTCAAGCTCCAACATTAGGTCAAGAACAAATGTTAATGGCCAATGCCACTAGAATTATCTATAATCAATTAACTCGTTTTCATAGTTTTACATCTTCTATTATAAATAAATTAGCCTGGGGTTTTTGGGTTGATCCTACTGTATGGATTCCTGTTGTAAAGGAAATACCTGGAATTGGTGAGCTTCCTACTATATTTTCTAATAAAGGACAAGTAGGAGATTTCTATGATTTTATTTTTGATATAGTTCCTTATTCAACACAAAGAACTAATCCAGAAATGAAGTTTAGAGGTATGATGGAGTTCTTAACTCAGTGGATTGTACCAACATTACCACTTAGAGCACAACAAGGTGGTTCAATAGATTTCCAGGCAGTAGACGAAACATTAGCAAGATATAAAGATATTGATACATTTAATCAATGGTATAAAAGTGTATTACCACAAGCATTAGAATCTATAGATTATAAAATGCTACCTAGCGGTCAACAGGGCGGTATGAGTGAATCCTCACAATCAGCTAAAACAGAGAACTTGTATCAGGCATCCTCGGCTGGTAGAGCAGGAGCTAAACCTTCTCCAAATCAAAAAACTGGAGCGTCTAATGAATAGGAAATATAGAATTATTGTGTTGTTGGTTATACTTGGATGCTTGTTATATATAAAATATTTACCAGTCAGCCCAGAAGTTGTTAAAATAGAAGTTATTTCAATAAATGGGGATAAGTGGGAAGGTAGCGGAGTGTTTGTACAAGATGATATTATATTGACTGCGGGTCATATTGTACAAGATGCTGATTTAATTGATATAACATATTTAAATGGCAATGTAGTTTACGCAAGTAGCTGGTATAAAGAAGATAATGTAAATATTGGATTTATAAAAGTTAATACTTGGAAGAAAGAATCAATATTAAGATTTACTAAACCTAAAGTTGGACAAACAGTAATAGCGATTGGAAATCCATTTGGTTATTATCCTGTTATGACAAAAGGTATTGTATCTGCAACGGATATTTATATACCATTTTTTGGTATAAATAAACTTATAATTACAGATTGTGCTGCTAATCCAGGTAACAGTGGTTGTCCATTATTAACAAAATCTAATAAATTAGTTGGTATGGTTATTGGTCTAAAATTTGCAGCTAATTGTTTTGTATGTGCTATACCATCAGATATATGTAAATTAAGTTTAGAGAAATACTTAGTAACTGAGGAGTTAAAGGAATCATGCCGCTAAATAAAAAAGGCAAAAAGATTTTGGCTAATATGATAAAGAAGTATGGTTCTGAAAAAGGAAAGAATGTGTTTTATGCTAGTCAGAACAAAGGTACTATAACTGGTACACATAAATCTAAAAAATTATATCGCCGAAAGAAAAAATAAGTGGAATGGTTAAAACAAAT